TTTTAAAGATCTCAGTCCAATGTTGACCAGTGAAGCTATCGTAGATCGAATTATGGAGATCTTGCCTTATCAATCCTGGATTGATGAACATCTTGTGATCACAGGCGGTGAACCTTTACTAGGTTGGCAACGTGCTTATCCAGACTTGCTAGACAATCCTAAGATGAAAGGTCTTAAAGAAATTACTTTTGAGACTAATGGCACTCAAGAACTCAGCAAAGAATTTAGACACTATTTGCTGAATTGGTCGTTGGGCAATAAATCCAGAGGGCGCGAAGCACTGACATTTAGTGTAAGTGCTAAATTGCCAGCCAGTGGTGAAGCGTGGGAAGATGCTATTCGTCCAGAAATTGTGTGTGCGTATGAAGATGTTGGACATACATATCTTAAGTTTGTTGTTGCCACTGAGCAAGATATAGCAGATGCTGAATGTGCTATCGGTGCTTATCGTGCGGCAGGATTTAAAGGTAATGTTTATCTAATGCCAGTAGGTGGTGTTGAAAGCGTATATTCGTTGAATGCCAAGAATGTAGCACTAGCGGCTATGAAACGTGGGCTACGCTACAGTGATCGACTACAGGTACCACTGTTTAAGAATGAGTGGGGCACATGATGGGTCATAGTTATGAGCCAGATGTACAAACATACGATGCCTTTCAGGATCGTGCTTTATGGCGATTACGTTTTATGTGGTGGCCTAAGCGAAGTCATATAACTGGACGTTGGTTATGGTTACGTTTTGCGTATCAAGGTCTAGCAGTCTGGGGTGGGCCCGGAGATGCTGTGATTGAATTTAGATATCACGCACCAGTAGAACATATAATTTGGCAATTAAAACAATGACAACAAATCAAATCTTATTAGCAGTAGGCGTATGGGTAGCGTTAATGGTAATCAGTTATAGCCACAGTGGTTGGGCAAATATGCGTGACTGCTATATGATGTGGTTTAAAAAGGAATACTGGACTGGTTACAATACTGTAGAGTTTGTTAGCTGGTTAGCTAAAGCTATCATTATCATCCCGGGTCTAATCTTTGGAATTCAGATCTGGGAACTGTACTATCTAACATTATTAACCAGCGTAACACTTATTTGGGCAAGTCGTAAAAAAGCATTGCCAACACTAGTAGGTTTTAATACTATGTGGGCTTGGTTAAGCCTAATGGTTCTAGCACAACACTGGATTCAATGACAGATAAAAAATCTAACTCAGCCGATGGTAGGCTCAGTTACGATTCAACATCTACTGGGGACTTAATTCCTTTTTTTAACAGGAACGTAAGTCCTTATCCTACGGAAGCAGGTGGTCCAAAGTTTGATCTTATCCCTGTTGAAAAACAAAAGGATCTAATGATCAATCATGCTAGGATTTATGCCCGGCAAGAGTACGATCGTATTATGGAATTGGTTAAGGTATTACAAAAGCAGGCCGATGATATTAAACGTAGACTAGAAGTAACAGATGCAGTACACGCCGCAGAGTATCAATTTCAGGTAGTAATGGGCCACTCGTATTGGTTAGTATGGGACCAAAGAAGAAATAAAACCATTCTAACACATAATGGTCCAACAGATTGGTCAACTGGCGTCCCGGTTGACTACGAGTACATAACTCAAGTAAAATATATGGGCGACCATACTTGGATGGAAGTTAAGGAGAACAATAATGGCAACTAAAAAGCCTGTAGCAAAAAAGACAGTAGCAAAAAAGCCTGTAGCAACAAAGACTGTAGCAAAAAAGGCCGTGGCTAAACCTCGTACAAAGAAAATTGATTTTAGTGGAATGACCCCTAGACAAATTGCTGATGCTAAAGGCGAACCATGGGTTAGTGTTGTAGCAGTAGAACTTGACCCCGACAATATCGGCAACGGTGCTTTTGAACTAGACTGGAATGATAAATTTATTACTAATCTAGCACGTGCCGGATTTAAAGGCAAAACCGATGCCGACTTAGTAGATCAATGGTTTGCTGATGTTTGTAGAAATGTTGTAGCAGAAAACTTTGAACAATGGGAAGCTAACCAACCAATGGGTGATCGTCCACGTGTAATTAATCGTCGAGACCTTGGCGATGGAAAGACCGAAGTAAGTTGATCTTATATGTAAACGGCGACAGCCATAGTGCCGGAGCAGAAGCAGTCAATAGTTTTTGCTTTGCCGAGGATGATCCACTCTACTACGGATTAGGCAGACGTCCGCACCCCGATAACGAACGTGCTAGTTATGGCTGTTTGTTGGCCAATCACCTTTACGCTATACTACATTGTGATGCTGAAAGTGCCAGTAGTAATGATCGCATTATGCGTACTACCTTAGAGTACCTTGAAACAGAAAAGCCAGACCTTGTTGTCATTGGTTGGGCTACCTGGGAACGAGAAGAGTGGCTACACGAAGGTACATACTATCAGGTCACCGCCAGTGGATGGGACACGGTACCTGCTGAGTTTGCCGAGCGTTATCGTAACTGGGTTATTGAACAAGGCAGTAGTGACGCTATTAATAGACGTACTATTGACGCACACAATAAAATATATCAGTTTCATCAACTGTTGAATGAACGCGGTATTCGGCATTTATTTTTTAGTACATTCCACAGTTTTGCTAACATTAAGAATCTACAGCATCTAGGAGCAGAAGAATACGATTGGAACGGCAGTTACCTTATGCCCTACACTGATTCAATGACCTACTATAACTATCTAACCAGTCAAGGTTTTCCGACAGTTGGCCCCAAAAGTTATCATTTGGGCTGGCAAGCACACGAAGCCTGGGCCGACTTTTTATTACCTACAGTAAATGAACTTCTGGCAACAAAAACAAATACCTTATAGTTGGCTACCAAAAAATGCCAATATGCTTTGGTCAGGTAGCGACCTTGAGTCTAACTATCTAGCCAACCCAAAAAAAGCTGACTGGGCAAACATTAACATCAGCTATCAATACAACGCACAGGGTTTTCGCACACACGATTTAATTTCTTTATACAGACAAAAAGTTGATGTGGCATTAGGATGTAGTCAAACCGAAGGCATAGGATTGCCAGTGGAAGCAAATTGGCCAAGTCAACTAGCCCTTGGTCGCCCTTATCCAATGTTAAATTTAGGAATCAGCACTGGCACCACAGATACTGTCGCTAGAATATTAACCAACGTAGCCGGACTGTATGATATACAAACTGTGTTCATACTATGGCCAGAAAAAGCAAGATTTGAAACCTATGCCGGTATTCAGATTATACCAAAAGGCCCCGGATATAGTAAGATTGAAGAAGTGTGGTATATGGATAACAGTATGTCCGAGCAACGTTTTAATAAAAATCAATCAATAGTCTATATGTTACGTGACCAATACGGATTTAAAATTGTCGAAGATAGTGCGTATACAGTATGTCGAGGTATGCCGAGAGGTAATGTTGACCCGGCTAGAGACGGAATGCATTTTGGGTTTGAAACACAAAAGGGTATCGCTGGAAAGTTTTTAAATGCTGTTGGCTAATGGGTGTAGTTTTACCGAAGGTTATTATCTTGACAACTTAAAAGATGCCTGGCCATTTCAACTTGGCATTGATGCTGTAAATTTAGCTCAGGGCGGTGCAAGTAATCAACGTATCTTTCGTACTACTATAGACTATCTATCAACTAACCGCCCTGACTATGTGGCTATCGGATGGACAGAAACTAGCCGCTACGAGTTGCCGGTAGTAAACGGAACCTGGGCCAGGATACTAAGTCACGATGTATTGTTTCACGAACGGTTATCTACTAACCCTGATGCCGAACAGTTACACAACTACTATTACAGACATTTACACAATGATTTTATCACTACAGTTGATTTACTTAACTACATAATAACTATTCAACAATTATGTAAACTTCAAGATATCCCTTATGTTTTCTTTTATGCGTTTGCTCGACCAAACTTTAGTGAAGTGCTCAAAGACTATCACGAGTACTATAGATATGAGCAACACCAATTAGATGAAAAGTTAGTGGTCGCTAACAAAATACTTCAAGATAAAATAGCCCAAATTGACCAAAATAAATTTCTGCCTGCTACAATGAAGGCCTGGTGCGAACAGCACAATTTTGATTTTGAACTAGGCGGGCACCCTTTATCTGCTGGGCATCGTGCCTGGGCCACCGAAATAGCTACCAAAATGTTTGACATTAAATGAGTAATATGCTACTATTATGTTATGAGATATTTAATTGTTGACACCGCTAATACCTTTTTCCGTGCCAGGCACGCCGCACACCGTCAGGCAGACACCTGGGACAAACTAGGTTTTGCTATCCACGTAACACTAAATAGTGTTAATAAGTGTTGGAGAGACCAACGTGCCGACCACGTTATATTCTGTCTCGAAGGCCGTAGCTGGCGTAAGGATTTTTATGAGCCGTACAAGAAAAACCGCGCAGTTGCCCGTGCCGCACTCACAGAAAAAGAAGCCGAAGAAGATCGATTATTTTGGGAGACTTTTGATGCTCTCAAAGAGTTCCTGTCGCAAAAGACAAATTGTACTGTTCTCCAGCACCCAGAGTTGGAAGCAGATGACCTGGTGGCAGGATGGATCCAGAGTCACCCTCAGGATCACCACACCATAGTAAGTAGCGACACAGACTTTCATCAGCTACTAGCAGAAAACGTAAATCAATATAACGGGATAGCAGATGAGCTCCATACTATACAAGGTATTTTCGACAAAAAAGGTGCCCCAGTTAAAGATAAAAAAACTAAGGAAGCAAAAACAATTCCGGACCCTAAGTGGATTCTTTTCGAAAAGTGTATGCGGGGAGACCCCTCCGACAATATCTTTTCGGCGTACCCCGGGGTCCGTAAGGTGGGAAGTAAAAATAAGGTGGGACTTGCAGAGGCGTTTGCCGATAAAGATGCGAAAGGCTTTGCGTGGAATAATCTAATGTTACAACGCTGGGTAGACCATAATGGTGTAGAACATCGTGTATTAGATGACTACAATCGCAACGTCAAACTAGTGGATTTAACAGCACAGCCCGACGATATCAAGGTTAAAATTGCTGAAACTATTGCCGGTGGTAGTGTACCACAGCATAGACCAATGATAGGCGCACACTTTTTAAAATTCTGTGGCAAGTATGATTTAGTTAAAATGAGTGATTATGCTACACAGTTTACTCATTGGCTAGAAGCAAGTTACCCAGAAAAATGATACTGGCATATATAGCATTGTTTTTAGCTTGCGGACTAGGCATCGGATTCTTTGGTGCTATGCTTGTGGCTACAGTATTAGATTGGCGCCAGGCTCGTCGAGATAATAAGGATCGAGTCTGGGCAGAGTTAAAACGCACTAATTATAAACAACGCCGCCCTGCGGCAAAATAAGGAAAATAGTATGAATGGATTTGTTCGGTGGTATCAACGTTATTATAACGAAATTACTTGGTTTATCATTGGCTGGCTAGCCTTAGATATGGTACACGAGTTTAGCCATGGCAATTGGGCAGGTGTTGCGTTTGATGCTGTGTTAATAGCACTTAATTATAAACTAAATCAACAATGACCCGTCTTAAAGAACACTTAATTATGTGGCCAGCCTTGATAGTCTTAGGCTCAGCCTTGGTTGGTATACTATATGGTATTCATACAGTACTGCCACAAGAAGCTGTCTACAACTGTAGTATCGCTGAAATTAGTCCAGATGTTCCTGTTAAGGTCAAAGAAGAATGTAGAAAACAAAGGATGATAAAATAATGTTAGACTGTTTAATTATGGGTGATAGTATCGCCTACGGTGTAAGTAACATTCGTACTGAATGTGTGGCTTATGTCAAGTCGGGAATCAATAGCCGCAATTGGTTAAATCAAAATATCAGTAAGAGTCCATATGTGGCCAAGACTGTTATTATTAGCCTAGGTACTAACGATCTCAAGGATGTAAAGACTGAAGAAGAATTACGTACCATACGTCAATTAACCAAAGCCGACCGTGTATACTGGATTATGCCTAGCATCAAAGTAGGTGTTATGCAGGCGGTAGCAACTGTAGCTAAAGAATATGGCGATGTTGTTTTAACTGGTGTTAAGCGTAGTGAAGATGGTATACATCCGACTTATGCTGGATACAAACAAATTGCAAAGGAAACACAATGACTGAATTAATCGCTAAACCTGTAGTAAAAAATAAAATCTGGGTAGTCGAATCAGAAGGAACCAAGGTTGGTAATATCATGACCGTAGACGAAGGTGGCGTGGTTTACATTCACGACGACCAACGTGAAATGTTTCCTAGCATTAAATTGTTAAGTAAAAAATACAATATTGAATTTGCCAAAGCCGAAAAAGTCAAGGCAGAAAAGTCAGACAACTACGACGTCTACGGATTTCCTACTAATGGTCGTCCACACAATGAAGTATTAGATGTTCAACGTTACTTGCCGATTTATACCAAGGGTGCCAAATCAAAGAGTTTCTTCTGTGCCGGTTACTACATTATTAAATTTTCAAGTACCTGGGTCCGTGCCTATTGTCCTAAACTTATTACTCTCAATCGCTATGAATACCAAGGTCCGTTTAAGACTCAAGAACGTATGATTGAAAGTATGAGAGAAGCAAATGGACAGCAGTAATCCTCCGTTACATATTCGTATGCTCAACGAACGAGTTAGAGCTATGAATCAATCGGGCGGTAAAGTACTTACCCTGAGCGCACAAGAAGCTCGTAGCTTACACGGAGAAATTTACGATCTTATGGCTACTATTGCCGGTTTAAGTAAGAGCGCAGACTCTCCCGGGACTGTTACCTCAATTAGTATGGATGGCGGTGGTTTTAAATAATGTACGTATATATTGAGATAAATAACTAGTACACCAAGGATAGCAAAATGAGCCGACCAAAACCAACTGTGTTGTTGGACCACGTAAATAAAACAACTTATAAGAGTGAACAAGTATTAAGTTCTGAAGGGATCTGGGCGGTCTTCTACGACAATCAACCTATCAATCTCAAGACGCATAATATCTTAGTGTCATATCCTGGACCAAAATACAAGAAAAATTCTTTTAGTAATCCGGGTCACGCAATTAACCTTTGTAAGAAACTCAACACCTTGTTCCGCACAGACAAGTTTACTGTTGTGTTGTTGAAGCAGGGTGAGCAAGTCTTTCCTTAAACGCTATACACAGCGTCAGCTAACAAAAATATTTTGCCATCAGGCTGACATACCTTTATCAGAAGTTACAAATATGCAACGCCGTTGGTGGATAAATCCCACCAACGATGATAGCCTGAGACTAAGCCTAGCAGGTCTACAATTTGTCAAGGCCAGACTTAAGATCGAAAGTTATGAATTTGCCTTGCCCGATGAATTAACCAATCACAACTTACTACAATTAGAACGATTGTTTAAAGGTATGTACTACTTACTTAAACGTCAAAAGATAATTGTATTTGAAGAGCAGGAGGCCATGATGGTAACTTTACACGGCAACAATCTTAAACAATACCTAGACAACCTAGAAACCAACAGTTAAAGTGTTGTAAAAAGACTACAGACCAAAAAAGCCCATAATAGTATAATTGTTACTTAATTGTAACTTTATACGGGGGCACCGTGGCCAAGCGTTTTAATGTTTTGATACTAATTCTTATGTCAGTAATGCTATATCGAATTGACAGCAAGACAGATCAACTAACTGATCGTGTCAATCAACTTGAGGAAGTGGTTGTTAAAACAAATCACCATCTTACTTATACAAGTGCCGACGTCGAGTGTTTGACCAAGAACATTTATTACGAAGCCGGCAATCAATCAGACATTGGCAAATACGCTGTGGCTACTGTTACCCTTAATCGTATTCGTGCCGGCCGTTGGGGCAATACTGTCTGTTCAGTAGTGTATGCTCCTTATCAATTTAGTTGGACTTTGTTGAAACGTCTACGCAAACCTGAACCCGATCTTTATGCTCGCAGTCGGGAGGTGGCTATTTCTGCTCTCAACGGATATCGTGTTAAGGGATTAGAGAAGAGTATATTGTATCACGCTGATTATATTAAAGCACCTAATTGGGCTGATCCAGTACACAAGATTGGTCAGATTGGTGCTCATATTTTTTACACCAAAGGTCGCGGCAGTAATTTGGAAATTTAAGTTGACTGTGATATGGTGTATGCTATATAATACATTATGAGCCAACAATTACATACAGCGGTATCGGAAATCCTAAAGATGCCCTACTATAAAAACGAGCAGGCCCGAAGTGGTGGCGCTACATACGGACACGAAGAAGCTGTAGGTATACGTATTCGAGCGGCAGGATTCACAGAAGTTGATAAAGCACTTTTTCCAGGCATCACTAAGAGTATGCTCAAGAAGTTTGCCCAAGATGGCGATGATACTAAATTGCGGCAGGTAACGCAGGGATTGGCGACAGGCAGTTATATACTACAGCCAGCTGGTAGTCAAGGGTTCCCTGATGTATTGGTTTTAGATTTTAACAACAGATTTGTCTGCGTTGAATGTAAAAGCGGCAAAGGTGTTTGTCCAATGTGGAATGATAGCTTACCACACCCTAACACCATTTATGTATTTGCTACTAAAAGCAGAGATGAAACTACAGTATTCATGGGTCGTGATGTAATTAGCATAGAAGAATTGGAATGTCGCGATCAATTTGTAGCTGAACTTAAACAACTTATTATTAAGTATAAAACAATTATGCCGGCATTTGACTTTTTTAAACGTGGTTGGTTACTAAAAGCTCGTCAACAGTTCTTTCAAGAAGGCGGCGGCGCTAAAACCAACTATTTTACTCACCCACAGCGTAAATCCTGTGAACTACTTGCCTTGGACTTTGCTAGACAATGACACATACACTAATCTGTTCTGATAACGTAACTGCTATGCGAACAATGGCAGAAAATAGTATCGATGCCTGTATTACTGATCCTCCCTATGGTATGGAAATTGCCGACGTGGGTTGGGATAAGAATGTTCCACCTGTAGAAACCTGGCGTGAAGTTTATCGTGTACTTAAACCCGGTGCTTTTGTGCTGAGTTTTTGTAACCCAGAGTTTTATCATCGTATGGCAGTTAATGTAGAGGACGCCGGATTCCTACCACGGGATATGGTAGTGTGGATGGTTACTACCAAAATGGCCAAGGCCAATAGACTCAAGCCAGCCCACGAACCTATCTTTGTAGCACAGAAACCCTTAGACGGTACAATTGAAAAAAACTGGGAGGAGTGGGGCTGTGGTCGAATTAACACTACCACAACTCGTGTTCCTTGGGATGGTAAACCTCCAACCGGTTGGGTCAAAGGCGGAGTTAAGCGTAGAGCATTTGGTAGTGACGTTGCCAAGGCCGCAGGCCAAGAACTAGAACGTGAAGATGCCAACCCCGACGGCCGTTACCCGAGTAATATCATCGGACACTTTGATGAACCCGACCATCAGAAGTATTTCTATGCTCCACGTGCTACTCGAAAAGAGCGTGGTGAATACAATGACCATCCTACGCCGAAGCCAATTAGCCTGATGCGTTATCTGTGTCGTGTATATGCTCCTCGGGGCGGATTGATACTAGACCCATTCTTGGGTTCGGGTAGTACTGCTATAGGTGCCTTAAAGGAAAGTTGTAACATTGTGGGCATTGATATGAGCCAGCACTATATTGATATTGCCGAACGCAGAATCCAGGATCATTGTGCTGAAGCTGTAGACCCCTTGTTTAGCTACGAATAGCTCTGTTGCGAAAATACAACACTTAAACCCCCTGTAAAATAGGGGGTTTTTTATGGGTTGACCAATAATGCCCAAAATGCTATACTAACAGCCTTGGATAAGGAGATTATATGATTTTGCGTATGTTGCCTATTGCTAGTCTTGAGGTCGTTAGGTTTACTCTTAAGGGCCAATGTAAAAAGTTTCGTATTCGCTATCGCGGTCCTCACCAGTATAATCGCGACACTTTGAAAAAAGATGCTCGTAATTTTACTGTTTACATCGACCAATAATGCCCAATAATGTATAATGTAGTTTCAGTAGTTAATTTTTTAAGGAGCCTGTGATGAGTGTTAGTGAAAATCGTACCGTAAGTATTGCCGAAGCCCGCAGTCGTTTGCTTCGTGCTTTTAAAGTTAAGCGTCCAGTTTTTCTTTGGGGTCCTCCCGGAGTTGGTAAGTCAGAATTGATTGCTGACTTGACAGAAGAACTAGGCGGATATATGATTGACCTTCGTTTGGGTCAAATGGAGCCGACTGATTTGCGCGGTATTCCGTTTTATAATAAAGATCTAGGTAAAATGGATTGGGCTGAGCCAATTGATTTGCCTACCCCAGAATTGGCGGCACAATATCCTATTGTCACGCTATTCTTGGACGAGATGAATAGTGCGGCCCCGGCTGTACAGGCCGCTGGTTATCAGCTGATTCTTAATCGCCGACTAGGCAAATATGTATTGCCAGACAATGTGGTTATTGTTGCCGCAGGTAATCGCGAAAGCGACAAAGGTGTTACATTCCGTATGCCAAGTCCATTAGCTAATCGTTTCGTACACTTAGAAGTCAAAGTCGACTATGATTCGTGGAACGAGTGGGCTGTCAAGCATCGTGTACACAAAGACGTGGTAGGCTACATTGGTTTTGCCAAGAACGACTTAATGGACTTTAATCCACGTTCTAGCTCACGTTCGTTTGCTACTCCACGCTCTTGGAGCTTCGTATCACAGTTCTTACAAGACGAGGATGCGACAGACTCAGAGTTGACTGACTTGATTGCTGGTACTATCGGCGATGGGTTGGCTATTAAGTTTATGGCACACCGCAAGGTTGCGTCACGTATGCCTAATCCTAGCGATATTTTAGCAGGCAAAGTCAAGACCCTTGACGTTAAAGAAGTGTCAGCTATGTACTCGTTGACTGTTAGTATGTGCTACGAACTTCAAGATGCTTATGCTAAATTAGGCAAGGATAAAATCGGCCAATGGCACGAAATGGCTGACTGCTTCTTCCGCTTTATGATGGACAATTTTACCACTGAGTTGGTTGTTATGGGTGCTCGTGTTGCGCTTACCACATACAATCTACCATTGATGCCTGGTAAACTCAAGAACTTTGATGAGTTCCATAAGCGTTATGGCAAGTATATTATTGCCGCAGGAGGTAAGTAAAGGTTTGCTGTCACAGGCACGGGGGCAGGCTCCTTTCCCATAAGTCCCCCGATCTATTATGATAATTGAAACCATAATTCTTGTTGCCGGTATTTCTAGCATAGTCAGCTATGAAACAACCGGCAAAGGTATTGCAGATCACGCGATTAGTGCCGTGGCCAAGAAAGATTGTAAAATAGCAAGGGCCATACACGATGAACAAGTGTGCCAATCTGAACCACAAGGATCTGTTACCGTATCAGCACCAAGTGCTCCAGTGGTTAACGACACCATTGCCAGGGCAAACGATGTATTCGCGGCTAGAGCAAGGAAATCGAATGAAGGTCATTAAACTGGATCGTAGATACAATGGTCACAACATATTCAAATATGTGATAGAACCCAATGTAATTGGCAAAGACGATAGAATCAACGAATTTAAACAGTGGCGCGAGTGGTGCTGGGAGGTTTTTGGTCCCAGTTCTGAGCTTGGGTTTGTTCAAATAAGACCAGCCACACCATATATGGAATCTACTAGAGTTTGGTGCTGGGACACAGAGTTTGATAATTTGAGATTATATTTCAAAGATGATGCTACTTTAAGTGCGGTTATGCTACAATGGGGTTAAAAACCGTTGTAAAAAAGCCACAGACCAATAATGCCCAATATAGTATAATATAAGTATTAGTTAAAGGAGCCCTCGAATGTCAGATACTACACTAGCAGAAAAAACAAAATCAGTTACAGTAACTGATCCCAAAATTGATGCCGCGGCCAAAGATAAATTGGTAACCGCACGTATTGGTTTACTACTCCGTGCTCCGTTCTTTGGTAACCTAGCTACTCGTATGAATCTGATTAACGCAGATGAGTGGTGTCCTACTGCCGCAACCGACGGACGTCGTTTTTATTACAATAGTGTATTCGTTAATAATTTGCCACTCAAGCAATTAGAATTCTTGGTAGGTCACGAAGTCTTACACGCCGTCTATGATCATATGGGACGTCGTGGTAATCGTGATCCTAAGCTGTGGAATATTGCCGACGATTATTGTGTAAACTGGGACTTGGTAGAACAA